ATGATGATATGGAATCTGTAGATCCGAGATCACCAAGTATCTGCGTTTAGTCATCATCCTCATCTTCGTAATCCCCGAACTTCTCAGGGTCAATGGGATCAGGCAGAATCCAGTGAGGATAGGCTTGTGGCTCTGTGATCATGAACATGGCAATGTCCTCTGCGAAACCTGCTCGCTTTAATGAACAGAAGTATTCATAAAGTCCAATGCAATAAGCATCGAGCTTTGAGTAACCTTGTTCCTCTAACGCCTTAGTTGCTTTTCTTGCCATAGCACAATGCTACCTGTCAAGCAATATGTTATAGATCTCATCGACTCGCGTGTTGAGTCTTTTGATCTCAGACAACAGGTGTGTGATTACATAGCCAGACAAGCCACCGAGTGCTGCAATGGTGGCAAGGTAAAGCGTGAAGAAATCTGACTGTGTCACTTCTTGATTCCCATAGCAGGATCATTAGGTGAGAGGTAGCGTAGTACAGGTGGAAGGATTGAAGCAATGCCTGCTGCAATGAGAGCCTTAGGATCTGTGACCCCAGCTGCTGCCATTGAGATAACTGCTACTAGAAATGCTCTAGCCCATGAGCCTGCTGCTGTCTTTAGTTCATTCATTATTCTCCACCTAACATAGATACTTGAAAAAAAGCCCCATCATTGTCAGCTTCTTTCTTAAAGCTAACATGCATGTGCTTAGTGTGTTTGTTAGCCCCTGTGTACTTACGCCACTTCCAGTTAAGGATGTGCGAGCAGATTCGTCCATCGTAAATGATGTAACTAATACGCTTGTCTTTCTTGGATCTGGACAAAGTACGAAGCTGATCAGCAAGATCTCCCATGATGTCTGGCTTACCGCCCTTGAATAAGTCTTTGTCCACATCAATGGCACGAACCCAGCCTTGCTCATCTGGATTATGATCTGACTTGCGAGCAGCGTGTCGGGTATCACCGATCCAACCATCCGATGCGCGGTCACGATCTGGGAACGAGTCATCAATCTGCTCTCTTAATTGAATAGCAGCTTTAGAAAGTTTTGCCTTCACAGTCCAAGTGCAGCCTTAAGATCATCAATGGAAAGTCCGACACTTGCTAACTTTTCTGTAATGGTTGGCTCTTTTGGAGCAGGTGGATTATGGGCATCTAATAATTCTTGGGCTTTATCTGCTGAATCAACACCAAAAATAAACCAGTCACCATCACGCACAAAAAGTTCGCAGCCTGTTTCCTGCTTAAAAAGAGTTGAATCTGTTGGCTTGTTTGGATTCTTGACTTTGTGTTCCATTATGCTCCTAAGTACATTGCTGAGAATGTCATGTTAAGACAGTTTGCACCTGTCGCTTTAGCACTGCGAACCGCGATTTCAATGTAGTCACCGGCTGCTAAAGGATAAGCCTGTGAACCACTTGCAACAACATAACCTGCGCCACCATAGTTAGAAGCTGCAAAGCGATTATCCCATTGACCATAACCAGTAATGGCTGAGCCATTCTTGAAAACTTGTAGGAATACATCGTTACCACTAGCATCAATAACTGTAAATGCGTTAATTAACCAATAGCCACCTTTGCCAGTTGGAATTGTTAGGCGAGAAGTGTTAGTCGAAGTGCTATGCAATCCATCTGTGTCAAAAGCTTCAGAGTTTAAGTTAATAACTGTATAAACATTCTGAGTAGTGTTTTGAGCTGTTGAAGTAAATGCCGTACATCCAGAAGCAGTGCTTCCACCTGCGGGAGTAGCCCACGCTGGGATTCCGCCTGAAACTGTAAGAACTTGTCCTGTGCTACCAATGCCAAGACGAGCAGGAGTGCTTGCCGCACTTGCGTAAATTGTATCGCCAGTAGTTGTTAATAATGCATTCTGAATAGCATTTGAGTCATCCTGTGCAACCCATGAAAAGTCCATGTCTGTGTTAGATGCCTTAGCAAGTACTTGACCAGTAGTGCCACCCTTGAGATCGACCAGAGAAGCATCGATGGAATCGCCTAGAGTCTCAATGGCTACTGCGCCATCCTTGACTAGGTCAGTACTGGTTGGTACTGCCCAACCAAAATTAGGGGTTGTTGTTGCCATTAGGTTAGAGCTCCGATCGCTTTAGACCACTGTAGTGTACCATTTACGCCACTCCAGATGGTGTTAGTTGGAATTACTGTTGCCCATGTCGGGGCTATAAGAGAGAAATCTGTAGGTGAGACATAGATCGTTGCATCGACAAAAGATGCATTGGCTCTGATTGAAATGCCCTCTACAAAGCCTGAGAAGTATCCCTCGAACATGTTGAAAGGCAGGTTAGTAATAACTACTGGCTCACCAAAAAAAAGGTTTATAAGGTCATCTCTAAGGGCATCTGGCATAAGAGGATTATCAAGTCTAAAAGTAATTTGGTCGAGCTGTGTTCTAGGTGTTGCACGCAGGGCTAAATCACGATCGATGATGTCCTCAATGTCAGCCAGAAAGCGAATATTGGAATCAAATGTTCTTTGGTAGCGACCATAGGTAGTAATAGAAGCATCGTCTGTGGCTGAGTATGTGCTGCCGTAGTCATTGCCATAGCGCACAATCTCACTGTTACGAATTTTGCCAATCTGAAGGATTGACTTAACGCTGGCAGGGGAAGCGTAGTTGCCGTCTAACTGGGTTGAGCCATTAGCTGCTAAGTAGTTGCTTCTATGATCCGCATCGGCATATGAGATGCGACCCTGCTTGTCCTCGTAAAGCGTTCCGAGTGCGCTGTCTGCTATCTGCTGAACTAAGGTCTGGGTGTTGCGATCTGCTGCACTAAGGTTGTCCATCTGATATAGACCAGCATCGATCTCACCCAATCCCACATTCTCAGCATTAGCCCATGTAGTAGTTGGATCGTAATTGACCCATTGTAGGGCAGGTGCTACTTCTATCCACTCATTGACTAGCAGTTCCTCTAAAATAATAGCAATCTGTTCGCCATCTAGATTGTGTGCCACAGAATCTGTGTAGATCGCCTTAGGCAGTTTAGCCAGAGCACCGACTGCAAGGATCGTTCCAAGAGTGACATACCCTGATTCCTCTGGACTTCTGACTGAGGTTGAAAAGTCTGAGACTGTGCCACCAAATACAGGCACATAAGTGCCACCGCTATCTTTAAGCTCTAAAGTCAGGGAATCTGTAACATCAATGTCAAAGAGGGCATTGGTTGAGTTAATAATGTCCATGCGAGCATAACCTGCTTGGCATTGACGATCTATATCGATGCGCCCCGTGGTTACATTAACACCAGTAACATTTGTATAAACATTAGTCCCTACAGTAATGCGCCATTCTGGAAGCCATGTCATAGAGCTAGAAGTCCTGTTGCACTCGTACCTCGCTGGTAAGACTGGCGGATAACATCTTCAACAGCACGAGAGATGGCTTCTGGATCACCAATGCCAGCCTGAATTGTAATGTTATAAGCATTAGCAGCCTGTGCTGCATAGCGTGAACCGCTAACCGCACCTGATACACCTGCTCCACCTGCTAGACCCTGCAATAGTGATGAGCGAGCAATGCTTTCTAGATCAATGGTAGAAGCCATCTGACTTGCAGCCGATGCGTTCTCCATGTCTAGCAAGTCTGCAAAAGCATTAGCACGAGCTGTGGCTGCTTCTGCATATTCAAGGATAGCCTCAATAGATCCGCCCACAGTGGAAATAGGCGCAATATAATCCCCTGCTGGAATGCCAGAGCCTAGAGATGCGCTTGTAGGAACTTTAGCATTAGACAATAAGTTAATCTGAGCAAGAAGTCTTAATGCTTCTTCAAGGTTACTAATGTTAATAAGATCTTTAGGCTTTAGGCTTTCAAGGATTGATTTAATATCCTGAAGTTTTATGCCTTGCATACCTAGTGCTCCAAGCACCTTGAGATCTGCATTTAGTTTAGCCGTGGCAGCAACAATGGCTGCTTCATCTTTAGCAGCAATAGCATCTTCTAGGGCAAGGATTGACTGCTTTACATTAAGTCGAGCAGTGTCATTGGCAATCTGCAATAGTTGAGATGATGTAGTTGCTTTTCCTAATTGCTCAGCCTGGTTAGTAAGAGCTGCTGCAACTTGGATCTTGTCCATGTCAAAGACTTCTTCACCCTTGAGAAGGGCAAGGTTAGCCTTGTCGATTGCTTGCTGGAGTTTCTTGTCTTTAGTGATCTTGGCTTGAGCTGCTGCCTGCTGTTGTGTGAGTCGAGTAATCTGCGTTTGTTGTCTAATTTGGACTTGACCTGAGATAGACATTGGCGTGATAAAGGGTCTTGGCTCTTGCTTGAACTTCTCAAATGCATTTATCAAACTTACAATGCCTAAGGGATCTCCAACAGTCTTACTTAGCAAAGATGATAAAAGTCCACCAACAAGAGGTATATTTTTTAATTCATCTACAAAGTAAGCTGCACCGATAGTGGCGTTTTGTAATTTAATGCCAAGCTTATCTATCTCAGAAGTTGTCTTAGCAAGTCCTTGCTCACCATTAAGAATGTTCAAGGCTTCGATTAAACCGACACCGATAGATTCCTTAAAGTTCTCAGTGGCAACTGCCAGTTTATCCATCGAACCTTGATAACTGTTTGCTGCTGCTGTTGCTGATCCGGCAAAGGTTGCAGATAACTGGTCGGTGATTTCCTTGAAAGATTTGCTCTTAAGGTCTGCCTTTGAAATACCTACGCCCAAACGGGAAAGTGCTGTGTTGTTTCCTAAGAATGCACGACTCAAGGCTTTAGTGACTGCGTTTAAGTCTAAAGAATTGGCGGCACTTACATCTAAAGCAATGCCCATCAAGCGTTGAGCCTCAGCAGAATCGCGTGTGGCAACCGCTAAAGTCTGATAACTCGGACGAAGGAGATCATCCACAATGCCGAACTCGCTTTGAAGTCTCTGAATGTAAGCTTCAGAAGTAGCGGCATCTCTACCAAGCCCGACATTTTTAAGGGCTAGGGCTAATTGTTGCTGAGCCTTCTGGTCTGCTGCTGCTGCTTTAACGGCAGCCTTGCTATAAGCCAGAACTGCAGTTGCTCCAAATGTCAGACCAAAAGTAGCTGCTAATTTCTTTACATTTTTACTAAGTTTATCTGTAGCAGTATCTGCTTGCTTAAACGCTTTATTGCCTGTGAACTCCGCTGCAATATCAATCATTACATTAGCCATGATTTACACCTTTGCTCTCGCGTTTAATTTGTTAGCTGCGCTTTTAATTGCTGCTAAAACTGCTTCTCTAGCTTTGCCGTTATTTTCCTCATATGCACGGAATAAAGCACGACCTTCCATCTTCTGATCGCCCTTCATCTGTGAGCCATACTTGTTGTTTTGATTCTGTACAAAGCGACTGCTCGGGGTCTTACGCCCCATAGTCTCGTAAATTGCTCCAGCTGCACTCTTATTAAATACGCGAGCAAGGGATCTAAAGCCTCTACGATTAGGCTTAGAAGGTGAAGTTTTATAACCAACGCCAGCCTTAACTATGCGAGCATTGTAACTAGGAAATCTAGCTTGAGAGTTTTCTCTTGCAAGCCATCCGCTTAGCACTTGACCATCATCAGGGAAATAGCCTTTAGCCGTTTTAGTAATAGGCTTAAGAGCCCCAGCGATTTCCTTCTGGGTTTCCTTAGCAAGATCTGGAGCGAAAGCACGGAGAGCCTTGCGAAGTTTAACGCCGCCCTTTACGCTTGCTGGCATCGCTCACCTCTTTCGCTTCATCCTTGAGCCCTTGCACTAATGCATCGAGCATGGTCTTATCTAGATCTAATAACTGCTGTGGCGCGATTCCCAATCTAATGCTTAGCCTAGCGATTAGATAGGTGAACGGAAGATCGCGCTTTAAGCTAAAGGGTCTGAGTCTAATACCTCAACACTCTTAAGTGTCTCGATAAACTCAATCCCGAAAGGCTTAACAGTTTCACCTGACCTGCGTGTTACTTCCCATGCTAACCAATAGACATCGCTCTGCTTTTCTTCATCGCGGAACGCCTTATGGAAGCCCTTTTTAGCGTACTGCTCGAATGAGTACTCCACTGCTGGAGTGATCTCGCCTTCTAGTACGCTTCCATCTGTACGAACTATCTTTAGTTTTGCCATGAGTTTGCCCCTTTATAGTTTGTTTAGAATGTGCCTGTTGTGGCGACTGCAACTGTTGAGTTAGCAGTAAATGTGATCGACTGTGTGGACATATCGCCAACAGCACCATTGATGTCTGTTGTGTTGTTCACTAGCAATGACACTGTGTAAAGAGGGTTAGTAGCAGATACTGCTGTTCCCTTTTCCTGTAGGAATACACATGTGACTGTTGTACCCCATGCAGCTTGTAGTGTTGCCAATACATTCGCTGATGCTGTGTCGTTTAGGAAGTCGATTGTTACAGATGATGCTTCCAAGCCCTTAACGAACTTGTGTGCTGTGTCACCCATTGCAGTTACTTCTAGCTCATCGAATGTGCGGTTAAGAGTAATAGATGTTACATGGTCAGAAAGATCAACAGTGTTAATCTTCACGCCGACCTTGTTGTTTAGAAATACAGCCATGAGATTATTCCTCGTCTTTCTTAGTAGTTACTGGCTTTGGTGCTGGTGTGCTTACTTGCCCGATTTTCTTCAGGAAGTCAGCGTTTTCTTGTTCCCACTCGGACATGTTTAGCTCCAACTCGTTAGGATTGATACGGACATCTCGCAGCTGAGCAGATCGCCTGATGCAGCGTTGAGAATACTTGGTGCGCTTATCGCGCTTACATTATAGGTCAAAGATGATGCTG